CCCCTTTCGGGGTGTTAGATAATACGCGTTCTAGCGTGTTGTCGCGGTCCAAAAATGTTGCGGCGAGGGCGCAATGCCCTGGCTACACCATTCTCAGTTGGAGTGGCTGTGAATGTGCATCAAACTCACTCCGTAAGGAGAGCGCGCGATGCGTTACCGAGAACAGGTATTTGTCAGTGACGTTGATCAATCCGAGATTTACGGCTTCTGCCGCAAGAATTCTGCACCTTATTGTCCAGTTGACAATGTGCAGGTTCCCTTTGTCTCGCGATATCATGTACGTTCCATGTGCGACGTTGTCACAGAGAATTTCAAAAAACAATCAGCTGAGGGCGAAGTTATATTAAACCGCCTTTACGCTGAGGAGTTTATCGCTACACGCGATCAACCCCATGTTTCCGTTCAATCCAATAATAATGGAGACAACGGTTATTCTCGCCAGGGATATACTTTTTCCCATGACAATGACACGGGCCCATGGCTCACTTCTTGTGACCCCTTTTTGCTGGACTATATTGACCTGCAACTAGAAGCTTATGAGGGTGAGCGACAAATTGCGTTAGCACAGGCTTGGGCTAACGTTGACCAGTCAGAGATGGCAATGCTTGCATCTCTGGGAGAACTACCTGAAACCCTGAATTGGCTGAAGAGCCTAATGTCAAGGTTAATTTCCGTCCTGAGGCCGCTATCATCGAAAAAGGCCCTTCTCATGGCTCTTAAGCCAACTAAAAAGAAGGATGCCCATGCCGCTGATATGTTGGACTATTGGATGGAGTTTCGGTATGCAGTAAGGCCTCTGATCTTCGAGGCAGAGCAACTTCGCTGTGCATTAGCCAAAAAATTCGATGGCAACATGCGTTTTACAGCGAGAGGTTATAACTCTGCTAGTGCAAAACAAGATACCAGTAATAGTTACGTTGGTTCTTGGATTAGCACGTATCAAGAAGGTTACGTCAAGAGGGTATCCGATTATAGGGCGGGCGTGCTGTATAATTTCAGCACGAATGTTCCAAGTTGGATATCGATTTTTGGGCTAGATCAGTTGATTGAGGCCGGTTGGGAGCTAACTAGATTATCTTTTGCTCTCGATTGGATCTTCAATTTAGGTGATATACTATCATCCTTAACTGTTCCTATGGCCTGCACTCCGCTTGGCAGTTGGGTTACCGAATACCACGAGTTCACGTATCATAATGTTTTTGATATGCAGACTTACGATCCTCCAGATAAAACTCTGTCGGACGTTGTGGCTCATTCTGGTGACTTAACTATTACACGGAAGCTCAAACGTAGGACGATTAATCCCGAGCTCTCGTACTTACCGCGGATGAAAATCAATTTGTCCGCGGCAAAACTAGTAGATTTAGCAGCTATTGGCCGATCAATCTGCCGGTCTATTTTCAGGTAGCTGTCTCTCGACCCCCTCGGGGATCAGAAAAATTAAAAGTCCTAAGGAGGACATTATGCAAGAAACAACTCTCACCTTGGCTGTAGATCATGACCACGACGGTACCCCGACTAATGAGGTTTTCACCAAAATTAAACAGGATACAACCGCTGGCCGCTCCGTGTACAAAGGAGCTGATCATACTGCCGCCGTACGCAATCTGTTGTCGATTAGCGCCCGTGAGGCCATCCCATCCGGCGACTTCAAAGGTGTGGCGAAATCCAGTTTGAAATTTACACAGGATCTTACCGTTCCCAACGCAGTAGGCGACGACATCGTCGCGCCTGAAATTGCGGAAGTCACTTTTTCTTTACCGGTTGGTACCACCGCCGCGTCCGCGATGCATCTACGCGAACGTGTTATTGCTGCTCTGAATAGTCAGGCATTTATTATTGCCCTGACTACCGGTAGTGAAGTTTAGTGCAGGGGCTGTTGCCCTTGTTCTGTCCCTCCTATCGGCATTAATCGGCCTCATTAGAGATCTTGTACAGCTTTATCTAACTGCTGTCAAGACGAGGCGCAATTCAACAGAGAGGTTATCAAGTGGAAAACATGATAAACCGGAAGCAAAGACTTGAATTAGAAAAACTCAAGTTGCCCAAACACTTTGAATTTAAGGTGTTCGGAAAAGTGGTAGATGACCTAGTAGCCCACGTAGACGAATCAATGTACACATCACGTTTTTACAAACTCCTGCGAGATAGTTTGACACTGTCTCAAAAAGTAATAAGGAGTCGTGACGTTGTCCAGGCGGCTACATTGGGTGGGAGCATTGACACACAGAGTATCCTCAATGAACCTTGGCATACAGCACAGGACGCAGAAGCGTTTTTCGTGCTGTACCAGCTAGGTGCCTTTCTCAAGAAGTTCCCTTTCAAAGGGATAGATACAGCCCAATCTGCTTATGAGAAATTTTTCAAGGCAGAGAATCTTTGCAAACTGTATAATACAGAGAACCATCAAGCTGTGCGCCGTTTAAGTTCAACGTGCCACTGGCTATATGGTAATTGCATTGATGAAATTAGGTCTGATATCGAAACCTTACTTGGTGAGGCCCCAGACTTAGCTTGTGTTGAGGAGTGCGCAGGACATGGCCCTGGTGTATCTTTGAGCGAAAACTATAAGCATGGTGAGTCCACAGCATATTTTAAGTGGGCCTACCTCCCTTATTCTGTTACGCTCGCAGCGCTACCTATGGCTAAACGGGTTATCCAATCTGATGTGCGCTGGTTAGGCGCATTAGAAGATTGGTACCGGACACGGACAGGTGATTTCATTTGTCCACTCAATTGGGATGATTTTTGGTCCCGTGTTTTTGAGATTGTGCCGGGTTCCCGAATTACCACTGTACCCAAGACGGCCCTTACGGACCGTACAATCGCGATCGAGCCTTTAGTTAATGTGTATCTCCAGTTGGGTGTTGATAAGGTTATTAAAAAAGCCTTAAAATACCAATGGTCGATTGATCTGACCAAACAGGAGGTTAACCAAAAGCTTGCACAGGAAGGAGCCAAGCATGCGCGATATGCGACGCTTGACCTTAGTATGGCGTCAGATCTCATTTCACTTGAGGTTTGCAAAATGCTGCTACCTGATCAATGGTATGATCTTATGTTGGATCTGCGTTCGCCGCAAGGCGTAATAGCGGGTACGACTATCTCATTCGAAAAGATGTCGTCGATGGGAAACGGATTTACCTTCGCGCTTGAGTCGTTGCTGTTCACAGCAGTCTGCCGGCATGTTTATCGGCGGATGAGGCTCACTGAAACTATGGCAGTTTATGGTGATGATATAATAATTGCCACAGCTGCGTCCACACACGTTATCGATCTCCTTCAGCTTTTTGGGTTCCGGTTAAATACCGATAAATCCTTTACTGCGGGACCGTTTCGTGAATCATGTGGATCTGATTGGTTTCTAGGGTACAATGTGCGTCCTGTTTTCCTAACCCGTCGGATGAGGACTGTGCTTGATTTGTATTATGCACACAATCGTCTATGGGAGTTGGAACGTAATGTCGATTGGACTTGGGGTTTAGAATTTAAGCGTACTAGGAAGTTTCTTAGGAAATATATTCCGAAGAAATATGGCCGAATTGTCGGTCCTCCTGGTGAAATGCTTGATTCACACCTTTTTGTTCAATTAAAAACAAAGCGCGACTGGCACTTTGCCATCGTTGCTCGACCTCGACTTTACAACAGGGGCAAGGGTTTCTTTTTCCGTAAACTTATGGCACCGCTTAAACCCCCATCTCATGATGACGATCCCGG